GGGGTATTTTAGGACCAGTGTGATATTTGTAACCATCAAGTTTATTTTCATTTCCCATACCCTTGGAATATCTTAACGCGCTTTTAACCCAATTACTTAGGTTCCAGTTGTCGCTCCTTGACTTAACAATATCAGCATAACCGATTGGTTTTCTAACTTGGAAGCTTTCTTTTTCTGTTTCTTTTTCTGAACCACCACCACCAATTTTTAATATAGGTGTAACCGCACTGAGTGGTCCAGATTCAATGGCTTTTGTAATAGTATTTTTTGTCTCTTCCTTTTTCTCTTCCTTTTTATCTTCCTTTTTATCTTTTTCTTCTTTGGTATCATATCCTTCAATCAATCTATACATATTATTTCTTGATCCAGAAAATATCATACATAATATAACAACTAAAACTATAACGCATACTATTGTTAATGAACAACTTTTCATTTTCATTTGATTTATTTATTTCTTATACATAAAACTTAGATAAAAATATTAGTAGATACGTAATAATTTCATCTTTAATTACTATAATAATTTATTACTATAATAATTCCTAAATAATATAAGTAATTTTATATATAGTTACATCTTGGTATATTTACATTGCTTGCCAATATACTTACCTAGATGTTTTCTTCATCACTGTTACAGAAAACACAATAACTACAATAACCATAATTAAGATAATAACATAAGCCAAAGTTAGTCCAATTGCAATATTATACAATATTATAGCAAGAAACCCAAGCCATGGTTGGAAGAAAAGTAACCCTGCAATTGCACCAACTAGTGCCCATGCAACTATCACTGCAGCTAATGCCGCGGCTAAAAATATAAGAGCAGCGATAATAAGAACATAAAAGAAAGAAGCCAACATATCATATGCTGTAAAAAAAATATATAATATGGTTACAAGTACACCTTGACCTTGGTTTATTGAGTTTTTAACAAGATGTGATAATTTTGTAAGAAGTGTTAGCGAATTCATAGAACGATTTCCCAATAATCCAAATCCACTTGATAATGAGTTTCTTAAATATAAAATAGCACCCATTAAGCTATTCATGGTCTGCATCATAACCGATGCAGTTGCAGTTATCAATATAGTAGCGGCTTGTATTGGTGCTAAAGCTGCTTCAATAATATCTTTTAATAAAACTCCGAAACAATGAAAAAAATTTTTTGTAGCATATTCTTCTTTAGTCATATTTTTAGGATCAATTATTATTCCTGCAAATGGAATATAAAGCGGATTGCATCTATTTTTCTGCCAATTATTTTTGATTACATCTGAGTTATTTTTTAAATAATAGTAAGTGAAAAACATAAATATGCCTATAATAGTAAACATTGCAACAACAACAGATCCTCCATATCTATCTAAATATGACGTTTTTTCATACAATTTATTTAATGCACTCGTTAAAGGAGTATTTAATATTTTATTCATAATATCGCTGTATTTGAAAATATTTGATTTATCTATATTTATAGTAGGTTCTTGCGATGATGTTGATGTACTAGTCGTTGGATTCGCTTGCGCGGCTGTCGCGGAATCTGTATCAGTCATGATTTTACTAATGTTTTAATATTTTATGAATGGGTTGATTTAATAATTTATTTATAGCTTTGGATGGGTAAAATATTATATACAGAATACTGATATTAATGTATATAATAAATCAATAAATTTGTATTAAATATATTATCATATTTAATTCTTAGGTTTAAACCATCATATTTAATAATCTTCCAGGCACTGCGTTCCATGTAGACTGAGTCGTGTATGCTGCACCCTGCATGATCGAAAATGTGGTAAAGAATACACCCCCAAGTTTATTCATCATATCCTTTATCTTATTTACCATAAGACCCATGAGAAGAGATATGTTACCAAATACATTAAACATTCCCATAATATTATTACCCATCATACCTCTCATACTGCCAAGCATACCCGTTGAGTTGCTATTGCTCTTGTTCAATGCACTAATATTTGAAGCTGCTAATGCATTCGAGTAGTTCGATGGCGTAAGCATTGGGCCCATAAAGTTGGCTTGCATATTTTGTATACAATATGCGAAATTTTTCATAGTATCATGTCCAAACATATTTGCGATCGGCATTACCATAGGACTGCATCGATATAATGCCCAGTTATCCTGAATATTTTTTTTACCAATTGCTAAAACATTTGCGACATATAAACCAATAAATACCGCTACGATAAATATTGATAATAATAAATCGGATAACTTCATATTACACTATAATAATATTATTTTGTTCTGTGTTTATTCTGTATTTTGTTGTATTTTGCTTTATATTGCGAATATATTATTATAATATATTTTATTTATTTTATTGTTTATAGCAAATTCAAATTCGATGTTTAATTTTACAACAAACTATCATTTTGCGTGCTTATGAACGTCTGCTTTTACGTGCTACACTTTTTTTATACCTTAGTCTTCGTTTATGGTGTCGTGTCTTTGAGCGTCCGCGATGATGACTTCCTCCGACTTGACTATTATACGTGCTATACGTGCTAGAAACATTACCACCGACGCCAAAAGGTTCCGTCACCGAACTACTAACAGAACCCGCCATTTGGTTTGACATCATTTGTATAGGAATAGGAGGAGGTGTTTGTGCCTTTGCATCTGAACCGGCTTGTTGTGCTTCTGCTTGCAATGCAGCAAGAGTTCCGTTTGCACCTGAACCTGAACCTGAATATTGAACTGCTTCTGTTGCTCCTCCTACTTTTCCTCGACCACGACGACCATTGCATCCTCTCATTACTTTACGAATCGTTCTATTTTTACGCAATCTTCTTCGAATGGTTCGTTTTGCCATTTTTGTGTATATATTGTATATATTCTATATATTTAATAATAGAAGTTTATTTTTTATTTTACTTGCAATAATATAATATTCGATAAATATAATATAAATAAAATATAGTAAATATAATATACAAATGAACCCACAAGAACGTTTACAGCTAGATAAACTTATTCGCGCAAATGATGTCGCAGATAATACAAACCAGATACGCGAATTGAAGCATAGTCAGTCTCTAAAGGATGATATTATGACACTTCTTAAGTTGAAGCGCGACTATCAACGTCTTGCTAAAAGCAATCCTGCGCAATTTGATACGATATGTGTTTCAAGGTGTTCGTTTTTATTTAACAACTATACCGATATCTTCAATAAAGTCAAAAAAGACGAAATTGATTTGAATATTCTTTTTCAGTTGTTGCATATTCTTAAACTTATCGAGGACGGAAAGCTTGACCAGCATACTGGTTCATTCGAAGTTGGAAAACTCCTTAAAAGTATTTATATCGATAGTGCGCTTAAGAAAGCTGACCATATTAATAGTGCACGTGACCATTCCGATAAAAATAAGGACAAAGACAAGCATGCAAAATCTGCACCCATTTTGCCGCCTAAAAAGATTTCATGGGCCGAGTTTAAAAAGACACAGACACAGGCACAGGCTCATGTTGCAACTCCCGATTCCACCAAAACTGAGAATAATTAATAAAATAAATTGAAGTGATATTCGCAGTATTATTTATATGATACAAACGACATAAATAATACACACTTACGTATAGTAGTTTATACAGCTTGCTATGAGCATTCTCAAAAAATCAAAATCAGTTTTTCCAGGTGCAATACTTGTTCTTGTTGAATCTCCCGCCAAGTGTGCCAAAATAGAGTCATATCTTGGCCCTGGATATAAATGTGTCGCTACATTTGGCCATTTTCGAACACTCGATGGCCTCGCATCTATCGAGACAAAAAATGACTTTGCACTTCGGTTTGTCGCCATGGATGAAAAAACAAAACAGATTCAGCGTATTCGCGCAGAAATAGCGACATGCACTGGCGGTGTAATTATTGCGACAGATGACGATCGCGAAGGCGAGGCGATTGGTTGGCACGTTTGCGACACATTTAAACTTCCCGTAGATACAACTCCGCGTATCGTGTTTCATGAAATAACGAAGTCAGCAATTGAAAAAGCGATACAAAACCCGGGTATAATAAATATGGATTTAGTTCAGGCGCAGCTTGCTCGCCAGGCTCTTGATTTACTTGTAGGCTATAATATTTCTCCCATGTTATGGAAACATATTGCGTCCAGTGTTCAAAATAGTTTATCTGCCGGTAGGTGTCAGTCGCCGGCACTTCGTCTTGTATACGACAACCATCGCGAAATCGATGCATCCCCGGGCAAAATGGTATACAACATAGTTGGTTATTTTACGAAACTGAATTTGCAGTTTACACTTACGCGTCAATTTGATGCGAAACAAGTCGCGGAGTCATTCCTCGAAGAAAGCGCCAATCATGAGCACAAGTTTAACTTACTTTCGCCCAAAAAAGTTACGAAAATACCGCCGACCCCTTTCACAACTAGTCTTTTACAACAGAAAGCCAGTAGCGAAATGCATTATTCGCCTACCGAAACCATGTCGATTTGCCAGAAACTATACGAGAATTCGTATATAACGTATATGAGAACGGATTCGAAGACATATAGTGCGGAGTTTGTGGATAAAATGAAGAAACATATTACTTCGTCATGGGATGAGAAGTACGTGCACCCGGATATTAACCGCCTAGTGATCGGGGCTATAGCGACGATGACGCCACCAAAAACATCGAAGAAATCTGCAGCGTCAGCGTCAGCGTCAGCACCCCCACCACCACCCGTAAAAGCACAAGAAGCACACGAAGCAATCCGTCCTACAAAAATTGAAGTCTCCGCGATTCCCGACTCGTTTACTGCGCGCGAACAGAAGTTGTATAAACTGATATGGACAAATGCGATGGAAAGTTGTATGTCAAATGCAACATGTTCTTCATTAACTGCTACAATAACTGCGCCAATAACTGCGCCAAATGAAAATGAATACCGGTTTACAACCGAACTTGTAGAGTTCCCGGGTTGGAAAATAGTTGAGGGGTATGAAAAGGATAATCCGCATTACCAATATTTGCAAAACATTAAAAAGAATAGTATTATGCAGTATAATAGAATAAAAGCGACGTCGACCATGATTGAATTGAAATCGCACTATACAGAAGCAGGGCTTATTAAATTACTCGAAGAACGTGGTATTGGACGTCCGTCTACGTTCTCGTCACTTATTGAAAAAATACAGAAACGTGGTTATGTTATGAAAGAAGACGTCAAGGGTAAAAAAATGAAATGCGTTGACTTTGAATTATTGCCGGATGAATTGCAAGAGTTACAAACAGAACGCGAATTTGGTGGTGAAAAGAATAAACTGGTTTTGCAGCCTCTTGGAAAAATTGTTATTGACTTTCTTGTTACACATTTCAATAGTTTATTTGAGTATGATTTTACAAAACGCATGGAAGATGATTTAGACAAAGTTGCAAAAGGTGAACTTACGTATAAAGATATTTGCGCCTATTGTATGAACCAAGTTACAGAACTGACACGTGAACTAAAAGATAAAAATATTCAGAAAGATAGCGTAACGATTGATAACATACATACGTATGTCATTACAAGTAGAGGACCGGCGATCAAATGTATCACCCAAGATGAAAATGGTAAAAAGGTAACTTCTTATAAAAGTGTTAAAAAAGATATTGATGTTGCGCGATTAAAAAGAGGAGAATACACTCTCGAACAAATTGTGAATGAAAAAGGAAGCATTGAAACCGGTGGGATACATTTAGGTGTATATGATGGTGAAGATATAGTGATTAAAAAAGGAAAATATGGATTATATTTCGTATGGGGTGAACATAAAAAATCATTATCGGGGCTGTTTCCAAAGAGTAAGAATCCCGAAACTATAAGATATGATGAAATAGTTAAAATAATTGAGACATCATTGATTCGCACAGAGATAGGCGTGGATATGGATGAGCAAAAATCTGTTACACCAACTCAAGAAATTATTCTTACTAAGGGTATGGTTCGTTTTATAACAAAAGACTTAAGTATTCGAAATGGAAGATATGGAGACTATATATTTTATAAAACTGCCGAAATGAAGAATCCTACATTTTTAAAAATTAAGGGATTTAAAGAAGATTATAAAAGATGTTCATCTGATATATTAGTTGAATGGATTGAAACTACATATAGTATTAAAATTTAGTAGTGTAGTTTGTATATGTTTATTTGAAATGATAATATTTTATATTTTTTTATATTTTAATATATATAGTACATCATATAGTAATTATATTCATAGAATATCTATATTATCCTATCTTATAAGTATAAAATGTCATTTTTTAAAAATTTATTTGGAAAAGTTACTGATTTGAAAGTAAGCACCGAACAAAAAGAACTCACAGCTAAAATAAATGATTTATATGAATCTATTGCTAAGGGAGTAGAAGAACTAAACGCGAAAGTAAATAGTGTAAAAGAACTTAAAGAAAAACTTAAAAATTTACCTCCGCCTCCGCCACCCCAAGAAACCCCCAATGAAGTAACGGATTCTTCGGAAGAGGAAAAAAATAAAAAACAAAAAGAAGAAGAACTAATAAGAAAACAAAAAGAAGAAGAACTAATAAGAAAACAAAAAGAAGAAGAACTAATAAGAAAACAAAAAGAAGAAGACAAAAATAAAGTTGCTGCTCCCGCTGCTGCTCCCGCTGCTGCT